CTGGTAGCTAAAAAGGACTTTGCCATAATTAAATGGAGTACCAGTGAGAGAAATTCTCAAATGTAACTCTCCACGTAAATAGGCATAGTTACGTAACTTAGCTCGGACTGCCGGATTCAATGTATACAAATCCCACACCGGATGCTCGGCTGTCAAATGAGAGCCTATAGTTAAGTTTCCATCAGCTATCTTAATAGGACGACGAAAGAAATCATCAATCCCTAAAATCTCACGCTGACCTTGGTCAGATACAGTAGGAGTAGAATGATCCACTACATTCTGGGTAGATCCCAGATAGTCTTGGACATTCTCATTGACATGTACCGCCGAAGCGGTATCAGTCATCATTCCAGTGTTTCCAGATTCAGGTCGGATCGTGAAATGCTCGACTTTTGGAACTTCACGCTCCTCCAGAAGAGTGATAGTAGCTTTTAAATCTTCTATCTTGTTCAAATAACGAACCCGGGCAAGATACTTAGGTCGTAAATGAGGATAAGAAAGATAAGCAAGCTGCTTACGAAGGATGCGAATTGGAGTATCTCCAAACACATCGGGCTCGACAGGACTTTTGAGAAGGTCTTCGAGCTGTTGGTAGTATTCTGCTAAAAGTAAAGTAGCGTACTGGGTTTCATCTCGATAGGTCGTACCAACCGTCGAGAGTGAGGATTCTGGTTTAACTGAATGATCCTCAATACTCAGTCGTTCAATCAATTGATTAAACGTAGGAAGACTTACTTCGAGGTGGTCGGGGTCAATAGCATATCGCCCGCACAAAGCCTCGATCCACTTGTCTCTAACTTTATCATAGTCGAGATTAGTCTTACAGTGGAAAAACCATTCCCAAAGAGAAGAGGTAACAATATCAATAAATTGAGTAGTTTCCGAAACACTCTTGGAAGGAATGTAGTAGGTACACATCCGAGTAACCGACTGTATATCTAAGGGAGCCACCCATCTCTCAAGAACCCTTGAGAAGACGAACTTTCTTTTCAGAAAAGATACGTCCTTTAAGCTCAGAGATTTGGCAAACTCCTGGTTCTTCTGGGCTGGAGTAACTTTCATGCCCAAAACATCTCGCGCAAAGTCCTGAAAGAGAATGTTGTTAAGAAATTTCAACATCTCCTTCTTAATTGCTGCGAGAAGATCGTCTCCATACACAACAGGTTTGACATACTAGAAAAAGTCAAGATCCTTCAATTTTGGATGAGTATACCAGTAGTACATTATGTTCACAACCCCGGAAATTCCGTTATCTTCCGCGGTAGCAGCTTTCCCTGAAGGTTGGAGACCTAATGCCATAAGCAAGTCGCCCAACATTAGAACCATAGGAAACAGGCCGTCAGTTAGGAGACCCTTTACGATCTTCATAGCACGATCGTTGTATCCGCACTCTTCAAGAGTACGAGCAACAATAGTCGCTGTAGTCAATCGAATTTCGAATGGCATAGTCTGATCATAACTACTATA